GGTTTCTTCTGGCTCAAAGTTCGCGTCTTTTGGAACCATCCACGAGCGCGTCAAACGCATGGTGCAAAAAGGCTTTTTGAAGAAGCAAGTAAAAGAAGGTAACGAGCGGGTAAAAGTCTTGCAAGACGGCCCCGCATTAGGTAAATTTTTAGACCGTTTGAACGAAGTATAACTTTCAAATTAGGAGAACAAGATGAGCAAGAGTGCAGAGATTCGTAGGCTTCTAAACCTCAAGATGAAGCCCAAGGCTGTTGCAAAGAAGTTAAAGACCAACGTGAACCTTGTGTATCAGGTTGGTTGGGCTATGCGTAAGGCCAAGAAGCAAACACCTGTTTATAAGAAGCCCAAAGAAGATCCAAAGGCCAAGGCGTGGTTACTGAATAATTTGTGGTTTGGGGTCGATAAGAAAAAGACCGCCTATGCACTTGGTCTGCATGAGGAGTTAGTCAACGAGGGGGTCAACCCCAAGTCTGACGAGTACTACAGAAGAATCGACAAAGGCATGAAGGCAATCAACAAAGCCAAGGGTGAAATTACGGCGACCCAGAAAGCGATTGCCAAGAAACTGGGAGTTACGCAGAAGCAGTACACGCGCATCGTTAAAGATACGGTGGGCAGTGTTGAAGAGCCGTCCGAGCCGATCAAAGCGGTTATGGAGGCCAAACAAGCGTTGGATGTGATTGAGAAGAAGCCGACGAAGTTGCTCGTCCAACCGCAATACAAAGACGCTGCACTCAAACTGTTGGGCATGAAAGAAGCCGATCTCGTCAACAAGCCGCCGCACTACACCGCAGGGGGTATGGACTTCCTCGACTACGCCGAGGCCAAGGGTCTGACCGAGAACGCCTACCTGTTCAATGTTGTGAAATACGTTTCACGTGCGGGTAAGAAGGTGGGTGTTGACCCTGTGCAGGATTTGGAGAAGGCTGAGTTCTATCTCAAGCGTGAGATTGCGCGGAGGAAGAATGCATGATCAGGTGGATTATTGACTGGTGGAAGAAACGCAAAGCAGAAGTGCTGCGTGAGTGGGCACACGTGCCTAACCCAGAGTGGGCAGCGAAGCGAGGCGGGAGGGAGTACTGGTGAGCAAATCGTTACAAGACATTTACCAAACCGGACTCAAACTTCTTGAAGAGAGCAAGTTTGATGAGGCCATTCCGCACTTTGAGACGCTCATCAATCTGCGACAACTTGTGGCAGGGGCACACATTCAGCGAGGCCGAGCGCATTGGGAAATGCATCGGTGGGATCAGGCTTTGTCTGACTTTGAAACTTGCTTACGTATTGACCCAGAGAACCCAGATGCCCAATGGACAGCGGGGCTAATCAACTTGCAACTGGGCAACTTTGAGCGTGGGTGGGAATTTTACGAAAAGCGTTGGAACACTCCGACGTTTAAATCCCCTCGCCTCAAGACTCGTTTGCCCTCATGGGAGTCGGGAAAGGGCTACAAGTCTGTGCTTGTCTGGTGCGAGCAAGGTATCGGTGATCAGATTTTGTACGGAAGTCTGCTAGAAGCGTTGCGGAAAGAAACTCCGAACGTAACCGTGATGATTGATGTGCGGTTGATGAACATGCTGGCTCGCGCCAATCCAAACATTAAGTTTGTTCCGCATGACTCCAAGATCAACAACTCCGAGTACGACTCGCAGATTCCGATTGGAAGCATTGGACGGCACTTCATCAAGGAAACCGCAGACATAAAGAAGTATAGGAGTGTTGGGTACATATATCCCGACCGTAATCGTTTGGATCATCTGCAACAGGAACTCCGAATTCAACCGGATGACTTTGTGATTGGACTGTCTTGGGCAAGCACTTCTCCGATCATCGACAAACACAAGAGCGTCGAATTGGAAAAGTTGCTTGGGCTTTGGGATATACCCAACGTCAAGATCGTGAACTTGCAGTATGGCAAGCCTGATTACGAAATCGAACCGTTTGAAGAAAAGACCGGCAAGGTTATTCACCAGACAACGGTTAGCAACTTCTTTGACTTGGAAGGTGTTGTCGCCATCATGTCGATGTGCAATGCCGTGGTGTCAGTCAGCAACGCCAACGTGCATCTGGCGGGGGCACTAGGTGTACCGACGTTTGTGCTTGACGCCAACAAGTTGTGGTATTGGAACCATAAAGATAAGCCGGGAAGTTTATTGCATGGGCAAAGCAGTTTGTTTTACCCGACCGTCAAACTGTACCCACGAGACAACATGAATGCCCCGTGGGACAAACAAATCAACCAAGTAATAGCGGACATAAAAGATGCATTATCCAGACGTTAATGACGATGTTTCATACCTTGATATCAAACCCGAGGATTGCGTACCAATCCCTGCACAAGAAGAAGTGTGGGCGAAGATTGGTGATGACGGGCAACTTGAAATCATCCGTTGGGATTTAATTGAAAAGTATGCGGCTATGTATGACGCATCCAACGAGAACCGATCACAGACACAAGTGTTCTGCAAGTTGCTTGTGCTAATGCGTGAACAGACGAGAAAGGAATGCGGAAAATGAGAGGCCCGAAGTTGAGTTTTGAACAATACAAAACCTTGCTTGAGCAGCAGGAACTTGCCGGTCGATTGATGAAGACCAAACAGTACAAGGATCTTGCTGCCGAATGGGGCATTGCAGGATCTACTGTACGCTCCGCGTTGTATCGTGGAATAAAACAATACGACATACGAATACTGAAGGAGATGGAACATGAGCGTAGACGATCAGTCCCCGCCGGGGGCGTGGCGCGACGAGATGGCACGAATGCCGTGGCGGTACTCTCAGCAAACCAAAGTCAGCGAAGCCTTGGCCAGTATCCGTCAAGCGGGTCTCGTACTTGAGGCCAACGTGTTGGCACTTGAGATCACAACATTAAAAAACGAACTAGAGGCGCTGCGTGGAAATCGAAGATGACATTTTGGATTTGATTCAAGCCCTCCCGAACGAAATCAACGATGCTTCTACCACGACAGAGATGAAGTTCTTGACGGTGGGTGGCGTGTTGTGGGCGTGTCGAGACGAGATCATTTACTTGCGGAAAGAAGTGGAGAGGCTACGAAATGGCCGTCGTAAAAAAGGTGCGTACTTGCGCCGAATGCAAAAGGACTTTCAAGAACCCTGAGTCATTTAGATCTCACAAATACAAGTTTGGCACTTGTAGAAACGATGAAGCGTTGCGCGTGGTGGGTTACAGCGAAACGCCAACTGGGTGGGTACTAGATAAAACGGTGGGTGGAAAATGATTTACTCAGGCGCGGGGCCACTGCCCCGACATACATACTGTTTTGTACAGCCGAACACATTCGGCAACGACAAGTGGGAGCGCGTGGCATGGTTTGGTCTTGTGAGTCACCCCGGCAGAACGTGGGGGTGCCATGTCATGTTGGAGTGCGGTGCGGTGTATCGCAACGTGCCGTTGCATCGATTGGCTCATTCGTCTACGTGTGAGAACGTTTGGAAACCCGACGATGCCCAAACTTGGGACTGCTACGGACATCACTTCAGCGTGGTCGAGTATCCGTTTCTTGAAGCCGTGCCTATGCACGTAAAGTTGCGCGACAAGGGAGAGCGGTATGGGCGGTACATGTTCACGGCTATACCCATGCTTGATGGGTTCAGTCTGGAGCCAGAGCAGTCCAAGGAGTTTTACTTCATCAAGTTGGACAACGGCAGATTCACGGCGCAGCCTACCAATCACGTTCTTGTGAAGGACAAGTCATTTGTCACGACGGTCGAGTGGCCGAAGTTGCAGCGGCAGACCGAGACTTGGAGCGTTGATCCGTGAACATCATTACAGTTGATTTTGAAACGTACTACGACAAGCAGTTCTCTTTGTCGAAACTAACCACGGAAGAATACATCCGCGATGATCGCTTTGAGATTATTGGTGTATCCGTTGCAGTAGGCGAGGATTCCCCGGAGTGGTTTAGCGGCACACGGGAAGAAACTGCTGCATGGTTGAATCAGTTTGACTGGGCTAACTCCCTCGTACTTGCACACAATACGCAGTTCGACGGGGCAATCATGTCTTGGATCTTCAACATCAAGCCGAAGGGGTGGCTTGATACTCTTTGCATGGCGCGAGCAAAGCATGGGGTGGATGCGGGGGGAAGTCTCAAAGCACTAGCAGAACGATACAAACTGGGAGTAAAGGGTGATGAAGTCATTAACGCGCTTGGTAAACGCCGTGTGGATTTCGCTGCTGAAGATCTTGCTAAGTACGCTTCTTATTGTGTTAATGATGTTAGCCTTACCGTTGCTCTTTTTAATAAGTTGGTTGAAGGGTTTCCTCAACGAGAGCTAAAAGTTATCGATCTAACCCTGCGTATGTTTATAGAACCTGCGCTTGAATTGAACTTGCCACTACTCGAAACCCATCTGGAGTCGGTCAAGGAGAAGAAGGCAAAGTTACTCGCCGCAGCGGAGGCAGACCGAGAGTCGTTGATGAGCAACGACAAGTTTGCAGAACTGCTTACACGGTTAGGAGTAGAGCCGCCTAGGAAAATAAGTGGGCGTACTGGTAAAGAAGCGTGGGCATTCGCCAAGACTGACGAAGAATTCAAGGAACTCCTCAACCATCCAGATCCACGTGTGCAGACGTTGGTTGGTGCGAGGCTTGGAACTAAAACTACGCTAGAAGAATCACGTACACAGCGGTTTATAGATATCGCTTTACGTGGGAAATTACCTGTACCGATTAAATACTACGCCGCGCATACCGGCAGATGGGGCGGGGAGGACAAGATCAACCTCCAGAACTTGCCCCGAGAGAGCAACCTCAAGTCTGCAATCTTGGCTCCCGAAGGCTACGTTCTGATTGACTGCGACTCCTCGCAGATCGAAGCGCGTACTGTGGCGTGGCTAGCAGGGCAGAATGATTTGGTCGAGGCGTTCGACAAGGGCGAGGATGTCTACAAAATCATGGCATCCACCATCTACAACGTGCCCATCGGAGAAGTTACAAAGCCACAACGCTTTGTGGGAAAGACAACAATCCTTGGCGCTGGTTACGGCATGGGTGCAGCCAAGTTCCAGTTGCAGTTAAAGACGTTCAACGTCGATACGGATCTGGACGAGTGCAAGCGCATCATAGATGTGTACCGAGAAACATACTCGTCCATCCCGACACTCTGGCGGCAAGCCCAACGCTGCCTTGAATCCATCCTGACCAAGAAGGCTTGCAACTTTGACGCGGTTGGCGCGGTGCTATTTGACCCCCGCCAGAATGGGTTTCTCCTGCCGAGCGGGTTGTGGCAACGCTACGAAGGTTTACGGAAAGTCGATGACGGGCAATCCGTTCAGTACGAGTACAGCACCCGCAAAGGCGTGGTCAAAATCTACGGCGGGAAGATCGTTGAAAACATTTGTCAAGCCGTGGCAAGATGCGTGATCGCGGAGCAAATGTTGCGGATTTCAAAACGCTACCGGGTTGTGTTGACTGTGCATGACGCTATTGCTTGTATAGCACCAGAGGCCGAGGCTGCGGAGGCACAACGGTACGTGGAGGAATGTATGAGATGGCGACCCGCATGGGCTGCTACTCTGCCTTTGAACTGCGAGTCGGGCATGGGTAAGAGTTACGGGGATTGCAAATGACTTCATACAGTTGGTCGTATTCGTCGTTGGACTTGTTCCAGCAATGTCCACACAAGTATTACCGGCTGAAGGTAAAGAAGGATATCAAGGAGCCAGTCAGCGAGCATCTGGTGTACGGACTCGACATGCACAAAGCAGCCGAGGAGTACATCAAAGAGGGCAAGCCGATACCGGAGCGGTTCAAGTACTTGACCCCTGTGCTAGACAAACTGAAAGAGTATGAGGGGGAGAAGTTGTGCGAGTACCGGATGGGATTAACTAGAAACCTAGATCCGTGTGGCTTCTTTGATAAACAAGTTTGGTGGAGAGGCGTAGCAGATCTGATCGTTCTGAACGGTGACTCTGCAAAAATCATCGACTACAAAACGGGCAAGTCATCCAAACATGCTGATACGAAGCAGTTGGAGATCCTGTCACTGGCGGTGTTCAAGCACTTTCCGCAAGTCAAACGGGTAAAGGGCGGGTTGATATTCGTAGTCGCCAATGAGTTTGTGAAAGGCGATTTCGATGCCGAGCAAAGCCCCATCTACTGGCAGCGGTGGCTGACTGGAACTGCTCAGTTGGAGAAGGCGTTTGAAGTAGACGTTTGGAACCCCCGCCCTAACTTCACATGCAGAAAGTGGTGTCCGGTCAAAGACTGCACCCACAACGGGAGATAGATATGACGGATATTAAAGTTAAACTGAGTGAGTCCGGTATAGATACACCGCTGTTTCATGACTACGAATACCGCTACCCAGCTAAAAATCGGGGGGCAAACGGCGATGAACTAGTGCTCATTATGGAAAACAATAGCGGTAATTTTTTCTCAGTGACTTTGTACGATGAAGGCGATAGGAAAATAATTTCGCGGAATCAAGATGTTAGCAAAATACTTATTCAAATTGACGGTGGAATAGAGCATACCGATTTCATCAACATGTTAAAACTTATTATGGAAGCACACAAAGTTAATAGTGCGTTGGGAGGCTGACATGACCCGTAATTACCGTCGTGAATACGACAACTACCAAGGCAAACCCGAACAACTGAAGAACCGCGCCAAGCGTAATTCTGCTCGTGCCAAGATGATTGCGGCCGGGCGGGTACGTAAGGGTGACGGTAAAGATGTTGATCACAAGCGACCGTTGAGCAAGGGTGGCTCAACCAACAAGTCCAACTTGCGCGTGGTCAGCACCCACACCAACCGCGCATTCAAGCGGCAAAAGGATCGGAAACCTGTCTGATGCAGATCATTGACAACAAGGCACTTCTGTTGCGGGTCAAAGAACCCGAGCGGATTACTGCTGTAATTAATAACGCCAAGAAGTTGAGTGCAAACGAAGTGCTGGTCAGGTGGGGGGTGGAGGAAGCACAGATTCTAAAGAATCTACGGCTCAAGGATGTGCCGTCCCCCATTATGCGAGATTACGCATGGCCGGGATTGCAAAAGCCGTTTAAGCACCAGTACGACACGGCTTCCTTCCTGACTCTGCACCGACGAGCCTTTTGCTTCAACGAGCAAGGCACAGGCAAGACCGCATCTGCTATCTGGGCTGCGGACTACCTAATAGAGCAGAAGTTGATCCGTAGGGTTCTCGTACTGTGCCCGTTGTCGATTATGCAGTCGGCTTGGGAAGCAGACCTGTTCAAGTTCGCTACGCATCGTACGTGCGCTATCGCACACAGCTACTCCAAGGAGAAGCGGATACAGGCAGTCCAGAGCGATGCCGAGTTCGTCATCGTCAACTACGACGGGCTAGACATCATAAAAGATGCTGTAATTAAAGGCGGCTTTGATCTGGTTATTATCGACGAGGCCAACGCCTACAAGAACGTAAGCACCAAGCGGTGGAAGGTATTGAATGCAATCCTCACGCCGTCTACTTGGGTGTGGATGATGACGGGTACGCCAGCGGCGCAGACCCCAACCGATGCCTACGGACTGGCAAAGGTCATCAATCCGAGCAATGTGCCGAAGTTTTTTGGCTCGTTTCGGGATCAGGTTTTGTTCAAGGTGTCCCAGTTTCGGTGGGTTCCCAAACCTTCCGCACAGCAAATTGTACATACAGCACTACAACCAGCAATACGTTTTACCAAAGACGAATGCTTGGATCTCCCTGAGATGACTTACGTCATGCGTGACGTACCCCTTACTCCGCAGCAGAACACCTACTACGAAGAGATTCGTAAACAGATGCTTACGATTGCGGCGGGGGAAGAAATCACGGCGGTCAATGCAGCGGCCAGTCTGAACAAACTGCTACAACTTTCTTGTGGCGCGGTCTACTCGGATAGTGGGGAGATCATCGCGTTCGATGCCAAGAACCGCATGGCTGCTTTGATGGAGGTCATTGAGGAGGCGAGCCAAAAGGTTATCGTCTTTGCCCCATATCGTCATGCCATTGAGATCATTGCGGATGAGTTGAAAGCCAACAAGATCCCTTGTGAGATCATCAATGGCGCAGTGCCCGCCAGTAAACGCTCAGAGATTTTCAAGAAGTTTCAAGAAGATACAGATCCACGGGTTCTTGTCATACAGCCTCAAGCGGCTGCACACGGTGTCACGTTGCACGCAGCCAACGTTGTTGTATGGTGGGGACCAATTACATCTATTGAAACCTATCTACAAGCTAATGCTCGCGTCCATCGTGCGGGACAGCACCATCCGTGTACGGTAGTACACTTACAAGGCAGCCCTGTTGAAAAGCGTATCTATAAGATGTTGTCCCAGAAGTTAGACGTACACACGAAGTTGATCGAACTTTATCGAAATTTTGTGACGGAGGTTGCTTGACATTGTAAAGCACAGCCCATAAATTAGGAGACCCACGAGGAGAATACTATGAGTGCAATGAACGCAGAAAAACTCGCGGCAATCTACGTAAAAATAAGAGATGCCCGTAGAGATTTGGCTAAGAAAGACGAAGAACTCAAGGCGCAACTTGACGTTGTTGCCGAGCAATTATTAGAGATATGCAAGGAGCAGGGTGCTCAAACCATCCGTACTCCGCATGGCACTATTTCGCGCAGACTGAACAAGCACTACTGGACTAGTGATTGGGATTCGTTCTTTAAGTTCGTTAAAGAGACCGATACCTTTTCGCTCCTTCAGCGCCGCATCAACAACGCGAACATGGAGCAGTTCCTTGAAGAGAACCCAAACCTTCACCCGCCGGGGTTACAGGCAGACATCGGTCAAACCATAGTTATCGTTAAACGCTAAGGAGCGCATCATGAGCAATGATATCGCCATTCTGGATTCTGGGTTGCCAGACTACTTAAAGACCCTGCAAGTTGATGACACCACCAAAGCCCTCATGGGCGGCGGTAGCGGATCGCAGTCCAAGCGCATCTCCATCCGTGGAAGTGTGTGGCGATTGATGATCAACGGAAAAGAAGTTACGCAGAATGAAGATCGTCACTTAAACGTGGTGATCGTCGCTGCTGCACCGAAGGTATCCCGCACGTTCTACGGACAGCAGTATCAGGAGAGTGGCGAAGTCGTCGCGCCTGATTGTTGGTCTGGCGATGGCGAAGTGCCAGATGCCAAGGCTGCATCTCCGCAGTCCAAGCGGTGTGTGGACTGTCCGCAGAATATTGCTGGTTCTGGGCAAGGCAATAGCCGTGCTTGTCGCTACTACCAGCGTATCGCTGTCGTGCTGGCCAACGACATTGGTGGTGACGTATTCCAGTTGACGCTGCCCTCAACGTCGATCTTTGGCGAAGGGTCTAACGGCAAGTGGCCGCTGCAAGCCTATGGCAAGTTCCTTGGTAGCAAGGGTATTCCGGTTACCGCCGTGGTTACCGAGATGCGGTTCGACACCACTAGCGCAACTCCGAAGGTCAACTTCAAGGCAGTTCGCTTCTTGGAAGCCGATCAGCATCAGGTGGCTATCAAGCAGGGCGAGACAGATGCCGCCAAGCGAGCCATCACCATGACTGTGGCAGAGACAGATGGAGTGAAGGTCAAGGCCATTGCTCCTCCGAAGCCGGTCGCCGCTGCTCCCGCTGCTCCAGTTGAAGAAGCCGTCATTGAAGAGCCTGTGAAGCGTACGTCGAAGAAAGCAGAAGAGGCCGCAGCCGGTAAGCCTGATCTGTCAAAGATCCTTGCCGATTGGGATGACTAATGGCTACCACGAAGGGCTACACAACGTTGATGGTACAGGCTGTTTACGATGCAAACCCGTTTTACCTTGGGGTCAAACTGGCAAAGATCTGCATCAAGTTGAACATACCTGTGATTGATGTTGCGGAGTACCTAAAAGTGAGTAGGCCGACCGTTTACGCATGGTTTATTGGTAAGCGGGATGTCGCTCCAAAGTACGCTGAACAGGTACAAAAGTTAATCGACAAGTTGTCGTAAAAGTAGGTGGGCTAGGTTCGCTACCGAAGAGGGCATTGCCGTCTGCCCCTGCCCACTCTATTTGACGGTTTTTGAGGACGGCTATGCTTTCACGTAAGGACTTTCTTGCTCTCGTACTCCCACCACTGGGTGAGGGCGAGTCCTACTGTACTGTTGGCATCAAGGAAGATGGGGAGAACAAGGATGTTCGCCAACGCTTTGTCACTAGCATTGATGAGATCTCTCAACACGCCGACGAGTTCGTAGCTACCAAGTACAATGCGTTTTATGGCATGGCGAAGTATGGCGAAGAGAAACGCCGTACAACCAAGAACGCCATAGCCCTAAAGTCGTTCTACATTGATCTTGACTGCGGACCCGGTAAGCCTTTTGCAGATCTGAATGAAGGGTTGATTGCGCTCAAGGCTTTCTGCAAGGTAACTACTCTGCCCCGCCCGACGATTGTGAAGTCAGGTATGGGTGCTCATGTCTACTGGATATGCCAAGAAGCCCTGCCCCGTGAGCGGTGGACGCTGTACGCCGAGCGGCTGAAGCAACTGTGCGTAGAACATAAGTTTGAAGTTGATCCGGTTGTGACCGGCGAGGCTGCGCGTATCCTGCGTATCCCCGAGACTTTACACGTTAAGGATCCGACCAATCCTATTCTGGTCGAAGTATTACATGTTGGATCTCAGCTTTCTGTTGATGAGGTCCATAAACTTCTTGAGCCAAGCATTGATGCTCTGAACTCCAGCACCGTACCAGTCAAGCGGCAGTTGGACGCAGCCACCCTCGCGCTGATGGGTAACGCCCAATCGCGGTTCAAGACCATACTGATCAAGTCGTTGGAAGGCACGGGCTGTGCCCAGATTGCCCACATCTTCAACAATCAAGCAGAGTTGGAAGAACCGATGTGGCGGGCTGGACTCAGCATTGCCCAAGTCTGCGTAGATAGAGATAAAGCCATCCACGTGCTGTCTAATCAGCACCCCGAGTATTCGCCAGAGGCTACCGAGCGCAAGGCCAACGAGACCAAAGGTCCGTATACCTGTGAAACGTTCAAGAAACTAAAGCCGTCATTGTGCGAAGGATGCCCCCACAAATTCACCTCTCCGGTGCAGTTAAGCAAGGAGATTGTCGAGGCCAACGAAGAAGATAATAAAGTCGTAGAAATCGAAGAAGTCACCAAGGAAGAGCGGCAGTACACCATACCCAAGTACCCGTTTCCGTATTTCCGTGGACGTAACGGCGGCATCTACCGCAAGGTCAAGAGCAAGGAAGATGATACTGAAATAGATGAATTGATCTTCCCGTACGACATGTACGTAGTTAAGCGCATCATAGACCCCGACTTGGGAGATTCCTTGTTATTGCGATTCCACACCCCCAGAGATGGTGTGCGAGACATCATTCTCCCCAATACGTCTACGGTATCCAGAGAGAAGTTCATGGCAACCGTATCGTTTAACGGAATCATGGTGCTTGGTAAGAAGCAGGAAACTTTGATGAACTACGTCGAAGCATGGAATAACAAGTTGATGCATGAGAAAGCGGAGAAGGCGCACCGCCAGTTTGGTTGGACTGACGATAACTCAGCCATAATTATTGGCGACCGGGAGATTAGAGCTACTGAAATTGGATACAGTCCACCATCTGCACCGACGCTACCCAACGTGCCGTTCTTCCAACCGAAGGGCGACTTCCATACGTGGAAACACATTATCAACCACTATGCCACTCCCGGTCTGGAGTACCGTGCATTTGCTTTCTTGTTGGGATTTGGTATCCCACTCATGCGCTTCACCGCGTTGGAAGGTTTCCTCGTAAATCTTTTTAGCCGTGACTCTGGTTCGGGCAAGACCACGATCCTCCATGCCATCAACAGCATATACGGACGCCCCAAGCAACTGACTCTGGCTCCAAAGGACACGTACAACGTACGTATGCAGCGTCTTGGGGTCATGCAAAACCTAGCCGTGACGATGGACGAAATTACCAACATGGACGCAGAGCACATGTCTCAGCAGGTCTATGACGTTACGTCCGGTCGTGCCAAGAACAGACTCAAGCAGCATGAGAATAGTGAGCGCACAAACAGCACTCAGTTTCAGACAGGCATGATCTCGTCATCTAATAGATCTGTTATGGACATACTGTTATCCCTAAAGGCGTTTCCGGATGGTGAGTTGAAGCGCATTCTTGAAATACCTGTCCTACCGGAACCGGATGCAGACGCTATCTGGTCGCGTAGTCACTTTGAGCGGTTGAAGGATAATTACGGACACGCCATCGAACCGTACGCTCAAGCCCTCGTTGGGCAACTTCCTGCGGTAATGGAGTTGGTAGCGAAGACCCGCGACAGGGTAGACCGTCATGCTCAGATCAGGCCAGCCGAGCGGTACTGGAGTTTGATTGTGTCTCTGTCGGTAGCAGGGGGACTGATCTCCAAGCGGTTAAACCTGCACGACATTCCTATCCAGCCGGTATTTGATTTCGGCATCCAGCTAATTAAGAACAGTCGAAGCAAGGGCAAGGAATACATGTTCGATGCCGACGAGTTCTTGAGCCTGTTCATGCGGAACAAGTACCACGAGGTGCTTATTATCAATGGCAAGCAGGACAAGCGTACCGGACTTGAGCAGGGGCCGATTAGAGAACCCCGCAATGCGCTGAGTATGCGGTATGAGCCTGACACAAAGATGTTGTACGTGTCGGCTAGCGCCTATCGACTTGAATGCAACCGCATGTCGATGAACTTTGAGGAGACGCTCAAGCCTTACATCAAGGCCAAGGCTCTCGTCGTACATCCCGGCAACGAGGTCATCAAGGTCAAGCGCATGTTCGTTGGCACAGCGGCCAGCAACACCGCAGGAGTACGATGCCTTTGGTTCGATACGACCAAACTAGACTTCTTCAACGAAGAGTTTCTGATGGGCGAAGATGAGGATATTCAACCTACCAATACTGGTTGAGTGGAATAAATTCCACCCCGGTACATCGTTCTTCATACCGTGCATTGATCGCAAGGCTGTGGAGAGATGGGTTTTATCCGAAGCTCGACGACTCAGGATAAACGTCTTGTGTAAACAAGTTGTGGAGAACGGCGTATACGGTTTGCGTGTTTGGCGCGTCCCGCCTAGAATGCCCACGCACTCTAGTTCTCCATAAGCGGAGACCCCTTACCCCCGGTTCGCCGGGGGGCTTTTTACTCGTACAACAAGTCTGTTGCGAGATCTTCCTGTTCCTCAAGGGTGCTTTCGTCCAGCGTATCCTCGGTATCGTAGCCAAGCTGGTCGTAAATCTCTTGCGCCAACTTGGGATCGACACGCACACCATTCACCGACTGATTAAGTTTGATGTAATGGTTGGTTACTGAGCGGCTTATCGACTCATCCGTAATGGGTTTGCCGGGGTGCTTCTGGTTGAATTTCGTGATCTCCTTGAGCGCATCTGCCCGACCTTCGTCATCCTCGGACACGATAGCCATCATTGCACGACGGATCAGTCCGTCGCGGCGATCATTAATCTCACGTTCAAACTTCTTGGCTACACCGGCTTGTTGATATGCCTCACCCACTTCGGTAGGAGCAAAGCCCAACAACTGCATGAACTGGTTGTACTTGCTGATGTCATCCACAACTGGGATGTTGTCCTTGGTCAGCGCCCCTTCCGTGCCATATCGGAACGATTTGAATATGTTGGCAACCACACGAGGAGTCAGCGTCTCCATGCCCTGACTGAACCGACCTTCTGAGAAATGCTCAAAAGCGCGTGGGGCATTTACCGCATAACTAAACGCAGGGCCAAGCAACTGCTCCATTGCATAGGTAGCAGGGCCGACTTCCGCGATGCGCCTCGGATCATCCCGCCACAACATCTGATCCCAACCACTGCGGCTGGCGATGTCTACGCCCAACAAGTAGTTGATCGGACCACGGTAGTTGAACATACCGACTGCTTGGCGCGTGGCATCCTGTATGTCGTACAGTTCGTCATCGTCGCCAAACATGCCGTTGAAGATAGAGGCGAGGAGTTGGAAAGCCCCCATGAAGGGCAGACCCTGCGCTCCCGAAAAGACATACGCCATTCCGTAGAACCCAAGCAACTGGGCACGGGCAATGTTCTTTACTTCCTTGCTCTCGCCACGGGTAGCCTGATCCAGCGCCTTGAAAAGCAGCCACATGCGGTTCAGAGCAAACCGCTTGAAGGTAAGGGCCAACCGTGCAAGACCATTCTGCATGATCGACGGGCCAGCTTTCGGGAACGAGGAGCCGTAAGAGTCATACACAGCGCGTTTGGCATCCGTGTAGGCTGCTTCCAGCAGTTCGTCGCCCTTCAACCCCTTCTTCTGGAGTTGGTTCTTAGCAAGTTCGTAAGCCGATATGAAGGTGAGGCCACGGTTGTAGCGATCACTCATAGCGAAAATAGAACCCATTGCCCGGTCTACTCGCGCCTTGACCTCAAGTGCCTTGCTACCAAAGTCACCAAAGCGGTTGTTGAACTCGGCCAGATCCATAATTCGCTGCTCACCAAGGATTCCGTCCTCGGTAGCACGCTTCATTACTGATGGCAGTTCAGCGATTTCAGATGGTAGTTTTTTCTTCGGATTCATGTAGTAGCGGTGTGCCCGCTGCATACTGGCCGCAGCGCGACCGAATCCGTACTTGCTACCTAGCAGGCTGTAAACAACCATCGGGATGTGCGTAAGGTCGATGATTGCCGACGATACGTTGCCGCCCATGTACATGGTGAAGCTAAAATACGCAGCCTTACTAGCGTAGTTGTCTAGCTTGGGGTTGTTGAAGAAGTCGATCTGACCTTGAACGATATCCTCAATGTCGGCTGCTTCTTCATCACTCAGGCTGAAGTACTTGACTGAGTTGCGGTCTGCACCGTCCTCAATCGCCTGCCGTACAGCCATGCGGCGCAGTTCATCGGTGTCGTAACCGTTGCGTACGGTTCTACCCTTGCTGTCCTTGTACGAAACCCAGAACGAGCCTTGGCCAAGATCAGCCCGTAGATCCTCAAACGCCTTGTTGATTTGCGGCATGAACCGCATGTTGACTAGTCTGCGAGCGTAAGCGCCGCCGACACTTGCATAGGCACGAAGTACATCCGACTCGTAACCCGGCGTCTTTTTTCGCTTTCTACGCAGTTGCAGCACGGACGTAGCTGGCATGTAGTCCATGTACAGATCGAAGAGTTTGGCGATGGTTTTTTCGTCAACATCGTTCTCGCGCAGCTTGGCAACCACCTTGCCGTAGAACCCAGCAGGGGGGATGTCAGATGCAGCAAACTCAGATGCCATCTTCCTGACGATCTTGCTCTCAGGAATGCCAGAAGAACGAACCTCACGGAACGCCTTTTCGCGCTCCTCGGAAGTTTCAAACTGTCGAGAAACCGTCTCGCCGTCCTTATCCGTGTAAACAAGTTTGTATTCACCAGAACGGAACAGCGGGAGATATACAGCAAGCCGCTTCTTGTTGAACTCCATTTGCAACTTTTGCCATTCAGATGGCGTGAGGTACTGAGACAGAAGTTGCTCCATCTCATTAGCATCTTCGAGGTATGCCAAGCGAAGATCTCGGTACAGGTCACGCACCGGCTGCGGCAACTGGCTGAACTGCTTATACAGAGAATGCTCTGTATTGGGCTTCATTACGGCCTTCATGTTCTTGACGGCGGCGTTATCTCGCAACACCGGATCGGCAGCAGAGTCCAAGACTTCTATCTGGTCTACCGTCGTATCAAGAAACAGGTTGTAAATACGTTCACGTGCGGCGGGTGGGAACTTGTCCATCACCTTGTGCCACTTCTTTAGGTTGTCGTGAATCTTGTCCGTCTTGAGGCGTAGCGCAGCACCGTCACGGTTCTGAAGATCCCACAACTCGTCTAACTTGTCCGTGTACGGGCGGTACATATCAGCAAGTTGGTGCGTAGACTCAAAGCTAAACACACCACGCCGCAACCACCTCGGAACCATGGAGGCAGCGGTTCTAGCACCTTCCTTGATACGCGCCGTTGGTTCGGGTAGTTGGTTCTGCGAATTGCCTACCGACCGGACAAAGGTAGCATTAATCTTCGGCTGCTTTAGAGGCTCAGACGTTCTTTCTGCGGTTGCTTTTGCGACAAGTCCGGCAGTTCCTTCATCTGTCGGGCGACGTTCTGTGGCGGCACGCCCTTCTCCAGCAACTGCACGGCCTTGTTCAGCAGACGGCTGTACTCGTTCCCCGGCTGGTCTTGCTCCGCTTGGTCCGCGCTTGCCTGAAGGAACGCCTTCATCCGCAGTCCGGCTTGCGTCTTCCCGGCTACCATCTTTGAAGTGGTCTCCACGAGCTTCAAGACTTCCGCTTTCATTTACAAGCCTCCAGCCATTTTCAAATATATCTTGATACTTATTGAACGCATTTACGAGCCTATTTTGATACGAATCAAACTTTAGCTTATTCGCCGCTTGCAGTTTGTACTCAAGGAACTGCATCTCAGCCGGGAAATCAGCATTGTGGCTACGAACTTTAAAGTGGGCTAATTCGTGGATCATCGTACCAAACGAGCCATACGCCGCTTCTAGGGTGTTGACCGAGCGGGTAGAGAACGGGTTTACGAAGGATCCACTAAACGGCACGCGAATGGATACGCCGCGATATTCCTTGTCGAACGAAAGACCAACGGCTTCTTGCGAAAGCTCGCTGTAATCTGACCCCAACACGTCAACGACTTCGTTACGAAGATCTTTAAATACGTCACCGATTTCGTACATGAACGTATCAAACGCTTTACCGTACTCACTACGCATGTAGTCAGAAAACGTCTGATCAGAGCTAGCCAACTTCAAGTTGTCATGCAGCATGACCCGATTTGGGTCAATCAGTTTTGGGTCAATCTTGAGTTGATCGGCTTTCGGTATGCCCGCACGAAGTTGATCAGGAGTCAGTTCAGGCAGTTCTTTGCCACGTACGAACAACTTACCGTCTTGGACCGTAACTTTATCGCCTTGTTGAATGCCCGCAAACATAGTGGTTGCGGGGGGTACAGTTGGCTTGACTTCTATTGGAGAAGACAGCTTATTGGGGCCATCAAAGTACTGTATAGAGCCAAATGATGAGGCGCTGTTACTGATGTCTTGGTAGGCATACAGAGCATTGATATACGACATTACTTTGCCGTAATCTTTTTGTGCTAACTCCGTAAAACCCTTACGGTTAAGAGTGAACGGATATCCAAACTCATCTGGCGTAACATTGGGTTTAATATCAACATAAAAGTCAAATGGTACTAATTTAGACCACAGCTCAAGTGGATTTTGAGTAACTCTTGATGAAAATTGATGAAGCCCGTTTGACAGCACATGCAGATTGCTCATCTGATATTTATCGTCAGATGGTGCTACGTAAACGCGAGCATTGCCCCACGGAAACTTGACGTTCGTAAACTCAGCGTATTTTTTGTAAGGAAAGTTATTTCCAATAGGTACGGTGTCTCTGTATTCGCCGTATTGTTTATTTCTAAAAGTTACGTCAATGTCCGCAAACAGCGGGCTATTCATAAGAGACTCTACTTGAGTCTCATATTTCACCATTTTAATTGGTTTAACTTCACCAGACCCCGGATCGTTAAAACTTTCGGGTATGGTTAAAGAAATTTTAGTGCCATGGCCATCTGGAAAAAGCCGCATGTCTTCTTCTGTTGGCTTACGTACAAAAATGTCTGGCGCAACTTCTTTATTTTCAAGCGCGTTAAACAATTGTTCGCCATCTGTGACCATCTCGGCCACTTTACCGTCACGCATCGTGGTGACTTTGATGCCCTTGTTTCCATACAGGAACAACATCTTGGCAATACCAAAACCACCCGAAGGAGTCTTGGCGTCTTTGCCTGTACCGGCAATCTCAAGGAATCGCGTACCCAACAACTGAGGGGTCATACCTCGACCGTTGTCAACCATTTCAATAACACGGTTATCAGGGTCTACATCAATGTCTATCTTGCCTTTAGTCAACTCCCCGTTGTCAATCATGCCTTTGATTGAGTCAAACGAGTTCTGCAAAATTTCTTTAATGGTGACGGCTCCCATGTCAGTTGGGTCACCGTACAATTGGGGGCCAAGCATTCTAGACATGCGCTTGGCATTCATGCTTGGGTCTGCCTTGATAACCTCTTTGCTAGCGCCAATTGGATCAAGGTAATTATCAACGTAGTCAAATGTCTCAGACTGCGACGGCGCATTCTTTAACATCAGATCCGCAATCTGAGTCAGTGCATCGCGGTCGCCTTTGTCTTTGGTCAGGAACTGTTTGGTTTCCTTGGCGATTCTGGGCTGCGCCTTGAAAGTATTTGCACGCTCCAGATCCAAACCAATTTCACGTTCACGCTTTGGCTTAGCGGTGCCTTCCAGTAGGGACGAAACACGCGCAAAGTTGGGAACCGGCTTCTTCAGTTCCGTATTGATTTCGTTGTATGCCGTTTCGTTAATCTTGTCCGTATCAAAGGCATCAATAGCCTGAGTACGCAACGTAGATCTACGGTCGGTTACTTGCCCAACCGCTTGTTGAGCAACACGCTTTTCTTGAGCACGGCGAATCATCGCCATGCGATCTAATGGAGGCTGGCCTCCTTCTTCTCCGACATCAGACTGTGAAGGAGGTGCGCCAGCACCAGCCACTCCTGACTCTCCAGTTTCAGCAGTTGAGGGTGGTGGGGTTCCTGATGGTGGTACAGACACATCAGCCCCTCTTCCAAGACGGGCAGATCCAATTTTCTTACGAGGTGTTCGTACACGTTCGGCTCCTTCAGGAGTCAACTCCCACTCGTTGGCCTGCTTGTTGAACTTAATCGCGTTCTCTTTCTTGAGGTCACCGAGAGTCTTTTGCAACTCCATCGGGCGCAATTCAGTTGCAAACCGCAAGTTCGGAATGTTCTTCTTGTCTTCCGTAATAGCCATGGCCCGCAATACGCGGTCGCGGGGGGTAAGCCGCTCCATGGGGATGCCGGGAAGATTAAGCGCGTACTGCTCCTCGGGTACTTCCTCAACAACAGGCATCTCTGCCGCTGTGGGAACGGTCGGCATCTCACCGCCGCGAGGCATCGGAGTACCAAACATGTCCATCTGCCCTTCAGAGGGCGGGACATACATCGGAAGGTCAGGCTGCTCTTGCGGAACCTCAAACTCAAAGCGGCCTTGAGTGATCGGGACTTCCGTCTCTGGCTGCTCAAATACAAACTGGTTGGGCTTTACGTTGCCCTTGCGATCCAGTTTCAGACCAAGGCTTCTGGCCTCTTCTTTATAGGCGCGAGAACGTGGCTTGAACTCATCAAGGGCTTCTTCAGCCGGACGATACAAACTGGGTGTGGGGGCAGCGGCTTCTTCCTCCCCAAACATCGGTATCTGGACAGCCTCGGTATCAAGAGGCAATTCCATTTGTTCAGACGGTGCAATTCGTGCACGCTGTGCCGTCTCCGCTCCCGCTGCGGGAGTAACCGGAGGTGTAGGCTCTTCGGTGATTCCTTCTTCCTGCTCGTCAGGCGGCAACTCAGTGCCACGCAGCCGACGACCTAGTGCAAGTTCGGCAATAGCACCAACGATGGCACCCGCACCGCCACCCAACCCTGCGGCTTCAGTAACTCCACCAAATACTTCTTCGTCAGGCTTATATACGCCCTTGGCAATGAGGTTCTGAAGAACCTGAGTGCTTGCTTCCTGTAGGGCTTCT